CAAGAGCATCGATCGCGCCGCGGCGGCCGGGACGTATCACTTCGTCCACAGCTACGAGTCGATGATCCGGCGCGTCGGGATCATCTTTGAAGACCTCGCCGCGGAGATTCACGACTACACGGGCGAGACGGGCACGATGGGCGCGGCGGGCGAAGCCGTCACCACGCGGATCAACGACCCGAACGACCCCGATAGCGTCAGCACGCAGGGCGACTACCTCGTGACTGTCTCGAGCGCGCCGTCGAGCGACAGCGAGCGCGACGCCGCGGAAGACTTCACCGAGACGCTGGTGCAGAACCTCGGGATGGTGGCGCAGCTGGCGGGGCCGAAAGTGGCGAGCGCGGTGTTTGCCCGCGCGATCCGCATGCGCAACCTTGGGCCGATGGGCGATGCGATTGCGGACCTCATCGAGCCGCCCGAGTTCAAGAGCGAGACCGGCGAACCCGTCTCGCCCGAGGTCGCGTCGCTCCAGGCGCAGGTGCAGCAGCTCACGCAGGCGCTCCAGCAGGCGCAGCAGGCGGCGCAGGGCAAGGCCGGCGAGCTCCAGAGCAAGCAGCAGATTGCGCTCTTGCAGGAGCAGGGCGACAGTCAGCGGGCGCACGAGGCCAACGAAACGAAGCTGGCCGTCGCCGCGCTCAGCGCGAAGTACGAGACGCTGCAGAACGCGATGCGCTTGTTTGCCGAGGAACGGGCGCGCGTCGGGACGCAGCAGCACGAGCTCGCGGCGGATGCCGTCGCGGCGGCGCATGAAGTGCGGATGGCGGCGCAGGGCCACGCCCACGAAGCGGCGCTGGGGGCTGCAGAGGCCCGGCACGCGGTGCGGCAGGCCGGCCGGGAAGCCGCACAGGCCGAGGCGAGCCAGCAGGCGCCGATGCCGCCGCTGCCGAACGGGGGGCCGCCGGAGGCGTTCACGCCGTGAGCGAGATCCTGAGGGATCCGCAGACCGGGATTGCCATCCGGTTCGTGCGGGAGTTTGACGGGCGACCGTGGACGGGCGCTGATGACGAGGTGCTGGCGCGCGTGCTGTGGGCCATGAAGGGAGCGGAGATGCCACACGACCGGATTCTGCAGTTCTTCGTCTACGATCACCTGCCGCCGAAGCTCCAGGAGGCGAGCAAGCCGTTTTGCGAGCTGGCCGAGCACTTAGTCGCAACCTACCCGATGAATCCCGAGCGCACGGTGGCGTTGCGCAAGCTCCTCGAGGCGAAGGACGCGGCCGTGCGGATGGTGCTCGACACCGCCGACGCCTAGCGCCCGCACCCCGCCCGCCGAAATAATGGTTGCGCCCCCCCGGGGCGTCTTCGCAGACTGGCAAGCACCTGATGCCAGACGACGTCCCCGGCGTTGCACCCGCGCAGCCGCCGGCCTCGACCGATGCCCCGTCCGCCCCGGCGCCCGTCTCCGCAGAACGTGCGGCGGCGGAGTCTGGCGACTTCGGCGCGTTCGATCGAGCGCACGTCGCCAAACGGCAAGGTCAGTCGGTCCCCGAAGTCACGCGGCCCGCTGCACCCACGCAGCCGGCAGCGAGTCCCGACGGCGAGACCAGCGAGCGCGCGGTCTCGAAGCGCCAGCAGGCGATCAACGACTACGAACGGCGGATCGCGCAGCAGGAGCAACGCCTGCGCGAGCTCGAAAGCCGCACCGCGCGGCCGGACGCGAGCCAACCGCCGAACGGTCAGTCACCGCCGAACGGCCAGCCGCCGAACGGCCAGCCCGCGCCGGAAACCCAGAAACAGCGCGCCGCGCGCTACCTGGCCCGGCCGGATGCGCCGAAGATCGACGACTTCGACACCTACCCCGAATACAACGCCGCGCAAACGTTGTTCCTGCAGGACCAACTGCAGGCGGAACAGGCCGCCGTCCAGGGCCAGCGCGCGGCGGAGCAGCACCGGCACGAGGCCCTCGTCGCCCGCGACCAGGCGTTTCGGGAACGGCTGACCACGGCGGCCACCGACGATCCCGCGTTCGCCACCGGGCTCTCCGACGAGGCCAAGAACCTGGGCGGCCTCGACCACGCGCGCCGCACCGGGCAGACGCCGGGGCCCGTACACATCATCGGCGAGCTCGTCTACGACAGCCCGCACGCCGTCGCGTTTCTCAAGTACATCTCGGCCGACCCGACTGCGCTCGCGCAGCTCGTCACACCGCCCGCGTCCCTGCAGCGGCTGCCGCCACAGGTGCGCGTCCGTGCCCATGTCGATCACCTGGTGACCGAGTTCCGCCGCCTCGAGGGCCGCCTGGCCTACGAGGCGAGCCTGGCTGCGCCGGACAGCGCGGCCCGCGAGAACCCGGTCCCGCTCCGTAGTGTGTCTTCCGCGCCCCCGCCCCCGCCCACGCTGACGAAGGCCGGCCGCTCGGCCGACCCGGTGCGCTCCGCGCTCGATCGCGGCGATTTCGCCGCCTACGATGCCGCCGAGATGGCCCGGAAGATTCGGCAACGCACGGCCGGGCGCGGCGGCGCGAGATAGGAATCCGCCATGCCCACGAACACGTTCAACACGACCAGCTGGGTCGCCATGAAAGGCCTCTCGCTGCTCAAAAACTCGCTCGCGATTGCCCCCTATTTCAGCGACGAGTACTCCGGCGACTACGCGCAGAAGTTCGCGATCGGCAAAACGATGACCGTGCCGCTCTCGCAGCGCTACACCGTGCAACGCAACGACATGACCTTCACCGCGCAGAACCTCGACCGCCCGACGACCACGATCGCGATCGACCAGACGGCGACGATCGCGCTCGAGTGGGCGTCGATCGAGCAGGCACTGCTGATGGAGCGCGGCGAAGAGCGCGTCGAGGAGATTTACCTCAAGCCCGCGGTCGCCTACATCCGGCAGGAGATCGAATCGAGCGCGGCGACGTTCGCGGCGCAAAACGCCAACATGATCGTGGGCGCGCTCGGCACGAACCCGACGACCTTCGACACGACCTCGGGGGCGGCGCTGCAGTACTTGACGCAAATGGGCTGCCCGGTCGATGACGACAACCTCGGCCTGTTCCTGCCGCCGGTCGTCAATCGCGCGGTCAAGACGAGCGCGAACGCGTTCACGAATCCGCAGCTCGACATCTCGCGGCAGTTCCGCGCGGGGTTCATCCAGAAAAGCGATTCGTTCGACTGGTACGCGAGCAATAGCCTCTATCGGCACACGGCCGGCACCTGGGCGGGCGCGGTGACGATGAGCGCGGCGGCGAGCCAGAGCGGCGGCACCCTGAACCTGATCTGCACGACGGGCGACACGTTCAAGAAGGGCGACAAGTTCTCGATCGCGGCCGTGAACGAAGTCAACCTGATGACGCGCACGCCGAATAGCGTCGCGGCGGGGGGGACCAAAACGTTTAGCGTCCTGGCGCCTGTGACGGGCGCGGGCGGGGTGGCGACGATCACCATCTATCCGCCCATTTACGGGCCGGGTAGCCACTACCAGAACGTCGATGCGCTGCCGGCGCCGAGCGCGGCGCTCACGCTCTGGCCGGGGACGACGTCGCCGTCTGGGAAGGTCGGCAAGCTCGGCCTCGGGCTCTATCCCGGCGGGTTCTTCATCGCCGGCAAGAAGCTTGAGGAGCCGACCAAGGCCGAGTTCTGCAAGCAGTATCAGGATCCCAAGACCGGCCTCGCGATCCGGCTGATTCAGGACTGGGACAACCGGACCTCGTCGCTGACGACGCGCTTCGATCTGACGTGGGGGTTCGGCATCGGCCTCGCGGAACAGTGCGCGGTCGTGATTCCCTGCGGCTAGCACCGACACGCACGGTCGCCATGGCGGCACGGGCCGCCGAGTGGTTCCGCCATGGCGACCGTGACCACTCTTTGAGGAGCACACGATGGCCGAGGGAATGGCGTTCGACCAACTGAAGCCGCCGGTGTCCGTGACGGACCCGCTCGGGCTGGGACTCATGGAGTGGCCGAAGCATATGCATAAGGCGGGCACCGCAGAGGACGGCGGGCCGCTCTACATCGTGGTCAAGAACGCGGACGAGGTCGCCGCCGCGATGGCCGACGGCTGGTCTGTGGCGCGGGCGGACGCGTTGGCGGCGCCGTCCGATGGCCCGCCGTCGACGCCCCCGACCCGGAAACGATAGGTGGCCGCATGCGGCGGCCGTAGTGAATGAACAGCGAGGCAGCCATGACGACAGCACCCGTAACTGAACCTGTGACGGAACCCGTGACCGACCCCCTCCCCGTGCCCGCCCCGCCCCCGGTGCCGGATCGCGCGACGGCGCACCGCGCCCGCACCGCTGTCGAGCAAGGCCCAAACCTCGGGCGCATCGTGCTGTATCACATCGTGGAGAGTCCGCACCAGCCCGCGATCGTGGTGCCGGCCGTTATTCAGGCCGTCCGCGAGGACGGCACGGTGCGGCTGTTTGTCTTTGGCGGCGGCCCGGATCTCGTGGACGACGTCGTCATGGGCGAGGGCGTGGGCCAGTGGAGTTGGCCGGATGCGGTCAACGCGCCGGGGTCGGGGGCGGGGTCGGCGCCCGCGCTGACGGCGCTCGCGCCGGACAGCGTCGCGCTCGGGGCGCCGTCGTTCACGCTGCATGTCCAGGGCGCCGGCTTCACGCCCGATAGCGTGATCGTCTTCGCCGGCCACGACGAGCCGACGACGCTCGTGTCCCCGACCGAGGTGACGACGGGCGTCGACATGAGCCTGTGGCTCGGGGCCGACGCGGTGCCGGTGACCGTGCGCAATGGCGACGGCGCGCCGAGTGCCCCGCTGACGTTCACGTTCACGGCGGCGCCGGCCCGCGAGGCCGAGTCGCGCCGACGCGCGCGCGAGTAACGCGTCGTCACACCCCATGCTAACCACGGTCACCGACCTGATCTACGGCGCGCTGACGGAGATCCGCGTGGCACGCGGGGGCGACGTCGTGCGCGCCGAGGATCAGGCGCTCTGTCTCAACCTGCTGAACGAGGTGATCGAGCGGCTGCCGGTGACCCCCAATGCGCTCTATGCGGTGCAGGTGGTGGCTCTGACGCTGGTGCCGGGCCAGGCCGCGTACACGATCGGGCCGACGGGGCAATGCGACATGCCGCGGCGCCCGGTGCGCATTCGGCGCGCGTGGATGTCGGTCGCGCCGGGGTCGTCGGTGAACCGGTCGATCCCTCCGCAATCCGAAGCGTGGCTACTGGGCCAGACGCTGCCGTCGCTGGCGAGTCCGTACCCCGAGGGGCTCTGGTACAACCCGACGTGGCCCCTCGGGACGCTCTACTTCTGGCCGCTCGCCTCGGTGGCGAATCTCGTCGTGCTGGAGACGGCGATCGAGATCGCGGCGGTCGCCGACACCGACAGTCTCGACCTCCCGCAGGGCTATAGCGAACTCCTGCGCCTGTGGACCGCGAAGAAAGCGGCGCCGAGTTTTGCCCGCGAGTTCTCGGCGGCCTCGCAGGCGGCGCTCACCGAGTGTCTGGCCGACATCTTCGGCAGCAACATCGGCCGCGTCAATGACGCGGACACCCGGGACGGGGGCGTGCCCGGCGGCCGCGGCGGCATCTACGACTACCGCACGGGGCAGGTGACCTGATGCCCAAGTGGAAGGGCTTCGTCGGCGGGACGGGCGTCGCGCAGGCGCTGAGCGGGGCCATCGAAGATACCGTGAATCTCTACGTCGAACGCCTGCCGGACGATGCCGCGAACGAGGCCGCGCTGCTGCCGACGCCGGGCTTTCAGCCGTGGGGGGTGGCGACCGGCGATGTCGGCACGCGCGCGATGGTGTCGATCGCCAACAACCGGCTGTT